TCATAGGAAAGGACATTGGGGTAGGTTTTTACACAGAGCATATGAAAGTCAATAGTGTTCGAGGCTCCAAAATGGAGCGTATGATGGAAAAGATACGACGATGGAAAGCAGAGACAGGGTTTAGGGTTTTAAAATGAGATACATATGGGCGTTTACATTTATCTTTGCAGTGATTTTGTGGGGTTGGTTTACCGCTAACAAGGAAGAATAGATGATTGATTTAGAAAAAATAATGTACTGGACGGCTATACTTGCTACAGTATGGATTGTGGCTTGGATGTCACATGTCGTGACAATGAAATCTGTTGCTCGAGAGATCAACGAGTTGGTGCCAGTGCATGTACCCGAGCCAGAGCCCGAGCAGAAGATACCCTTTCCAGGGGTAGAGGATATGAATCGACTAGACAGCATAGCTTTCTGTCAGGCTTTAATTATTAGGACGAGTAACGACTAACAACTTAGGGGGGGAAATGATTATACCAAAAAAAGGAACTCAGTGCGATACCGTGTTGCGTTATATCCAAGATTTCGGGAGTGTCACCGCGTTCCAGGCTATGGCATTATTCGGGTGCTACCGGTTGGCTGCACGTATTAAGGATTTGCGAGACATGGGATACCCTATCCTGACTCACATGGATGAACACGTAAAGGGTACACATGCAAGGTACACACTTAAGAAGGACGAGCCAGAACAAGCTTTACTTGATCTACAAGTTTAGCGGGTAAGTATAACTGCTCCGGCTCCCACGATAAGATAAGGCAAAGAACTACGTAACTTTTTAAAGACACCTGGGTTGGCTGCTCTGCGCCATGCATCCGATGATTCGTTCAGGGCAGCAATCTCCAGCCTCAATGCTTCATTAACTCTTTGGTCTCTCGACCATATTGAGTCCAGTGAATCTATCCTTGTCAGCAGAATTTGCTTATCCCATACCAGACTAGCCACTTGAACCTCGTATGCTTCGACCACTTGGAGGTGATTCGATTCTAAGGTGTCTAAGACCATCGCTAAGGAACTTTGATCTTCTAGGCTATCGCGTAGTATAGTGAGGTTCTCCTCGAAGCTTACAGAGGACGTGAGGACGTCATTTTCTGCCTGCTCTCGAACTTCGGCTAGAGAATCCTGAACTTGGTCTAAACTGTCCTTCAGTGACTCATAATTCTGGACAGCGTCTTCAACTTCCTTCTCCAACTCTGCTCGCTTCGCTTCCAAGACTTCCACCTTGCCCTCCGCAACCAGTGCATCGGTTCGGGCTGAGTCCGCATAGTTGAATCCAAAAAATAAAAGGAAGATTACTCCGACTGCTATTGCAATGCTACTGGATTTCATATGATCCTTCTTCTGTTGCATTCTTCAACCTGTAGCAAAGTCTTCTTGATACCACTCCGGTCATGCCTCTTCTGGGTACCTTTACTACCTCAACTCGATCATCTCTGATCAACGCCTTTAGGCGAGAGCGTATCGCTTGGGCTGGTGAATCCAGGTGTTCGGACAACTCGAGTACTGTTCTGGCCCCTTCGTCTGGCTCCATGCCAGTATTGCTCAGAGACTTTACTAGTTCTTCTAATAATTCTGTTTCCGTGATACTCACGATACCTCCACAGTTGTGGGACGTTCAGGTTTGAATAATATCTTCTTCATATTATAATCATCATCGTCATCAATTTCAAACCAAACAAGTCCAATATCTGCGAGACTCTCTGCAACTCGGTGTACATATTCCGTTGCAAGCTGCCATGCTGGTAGTGCAACCAATCGTGTTTTTACCTTATGTATTCTTCCACTGTCTGCGAACTGATGGAAGTGACTGCGGATTGCTATGTCAGGTGGATCTTCTCCATCCATCATGTAATTAAAAAAGATATCCTGTGCGTACCAACGCATGTATGGGCCTTTGGTATGAGCTCTTCTGCCCATTCGGCCATGGTGCTTTATGTCAAATCTAAGGTTACCAAACTTAATCATTCTCTGATAGGATGATGTCGTTCCAGTATCGGGATCTTCTATGACATTCCATCGTTGAGCTTTCAACGCCTTGGCCATACCCTCTTCAAGTCCACCTGCCCTGCCAACGTGAGCGGGAGTTCCTCTGGTGATGTGTATGCTGTCAGGCTTGAGTGCCAACGGAACCCTTAAAGTTTCCAGCGCGCAGTTAACATGCTGACCTTCGCCAGAGCTGAAAATTTGAGTCGTCCGGTGATGATCCCCATCAACAGCATCTCCATTACAGACTAGGTGTAGCTTGGCGTCTCTGTTCTTTCGCTTCACCGATTTGATCTTATCCCAAGATTCTTCCCAGTTATCCCACAGCCATTCCTGGCCTCTGCTAGGCATGTACAGTCCACCATCATCAAGCTCGACACCTTCGGGTGGGCACAATCCTACCGTGGAACCACAGTGTAAGTCTCCAAAGCATACGACAATATGTTTCATTGATCTTCCCTCCTAGTGCCAATGTCATTCAGCATCTTTACTACTGTTAAACCCACGGCATAACCCAAATTTACAGGTACTGCGTTACCTATCTGTTTATAAATATTATTTTTAGACCCATAAAATTCCCAATCATCTGGAAAAGTTTGAATGCGAGCATATTCTCGGCAGGTTAATGGGCGGGTCTCACTTGGATGACACCGCTCTGTTTGTCCCTGCGCAGGAGAGCATACAAGAGTTAGACTTGGTTCGTCCCAAGATAGGCGTCTTGCAATACCCGTTTTTCCTCCTCCCAAATAATAACTTCCCTTCATGTATTCTCGCTGAAGTTCATCTGGTAAATCTCTCCAGTATCCGCCCTCCGGCACCTGTGCCATAATTTCTCGTTTTCTATCACGGTAGATTTGACCGCTAGAATGCGGGGTGTCTTCCTTGAAGAGTGCCCCTGCCTTGAGAGCATCACGCACTGTAAATACTCCTGGGAATTTAGGCGGTAATTTATAATCAACGTAGTCGAAAAATTCTTTCTTCACCCCTACTAGAAAAATCCTCTCTCGCTTTTGAGGCACACGATAGAACATCGCCCTAACGACTTCAGAGGATACCAGGACATAACCCAACTCACTTATCACCTCTCGAACAGTCTGCAGCGTCTTGCCATTGTTGTGCGACTTAAATCCTTTAACATTTTCTGCCAAAAATACCTTGGGTTTAATTTCCTTTAATGCTCTAGCAAATTCATAAAATAAGGTGCCTCTGGTATCTTCAAATCCTAACTTTTTCCCTGCATATGAAAACGCTTGGCACGGAAACCCTCCACTTAGAACGTCAACCTTACCCTCAAGCGGCATAAAATCGACTTTAGATACATCTCCTTGAACTACATTCCATTCAGGACGATTCATTCGCAATGTTTCGCAAGCATTTTTGTCTATTTCGTTTACAAGGCAACTCTTTAAACCCGCTTGCTCTAATCCAAGGGCAAGACCACCGCACCCAGCAAACAACTCTACCAGTGAATACTCGCTTTTTGGAGAGGTCTTAACAAACTCATGCCACTCGTTTGCAAAAAGAAAATCAGTGGAGGGAAGGCTTTTTAATTGTTTGAGCGAGAAATATTTTTTACCGTCATGTGACATCTCTTCGCTCGGAAGTTGCCCTTTATTGATTTTGCTATCTATAGATCTTTTGGGTATTCCCATAATATCTGCAAGTAAATTTCTTGAAATCATATCGTAGGAACGCCCAATGACTCCTTCGTCTAAGCCGTCAGCTTTTAACATAATTATCCATAGATGGAGGTGATGTACTCGTTAATAAATTCTGCTGGTATGAGGTGGTCATACCCGACAAACCCTGTCTTACGTTCTGTCATACGTTGATCCTTGATGAGGCTTGAGTCTTGATACTTGTTAAGGACTTCAGCACTGGCCAGCCCACAAACCTCATACGTGTTATCGTCTATCTTAACAACAAGTATTTGGTCATACGTGTTGTCTATATTTATTGCATGGTGTAGACCTTTGGTGACTGTCTTAACACCTAGCTTAACTCCGATTGGATCAAGGTCTGGGTGGTCGTAGTTGCCTGAGTGACCGACGGTCCAGTCTACAAAAGATCTACCCAGTAGTTTCTCGACTGCCATCTCTCCAGTCATGCCCGTGAAAGATCGCTTGACCTCACTTCTGTTGTCGATCTGGTGGTCCCTCTCCGTCAACTTTGCGACTGCCTTACTGTGGGCGAACTCCCTCGCTTGACGCACCTCTTGATCCGACAGTGAAACGGTGATTCCTTTTCGCTGTTGTAACATATTTATACTAACGTAATGAACATGTCTGCGTCCATCCTTCTGCGAATAATCTTTGCATACTCTGGGTTGATCTCACACAAAACAGCATTGCGAGCATTGTGTGCCGCCACTGCACCTGTTGTTCCGCTTCCTGCAAAAGGATCAAGAACTGTACCACCCTCTGGGCACCCTGCCATGATGCATGGTCGAATCAAGTTAGGTGGATAGGTAGCGAAGTGTGCTTCCTTGTAGGAATCTACGTTCACGGTCCAGACGGACCTCTTGTTCCTGGTATCTTGATTCACCCTCTCTTCGATCCCCTTCGGATCAAAGTGATAGTTTTTATTTTTACTGAGTAGAAATATATATTCGTGTGCCTTGGTGCATCGGTCCTTTACGGATTCTGGCATTGGGTTAGGCTTGTGCCATATGATATCCTGCCTTAGATACCAACCGTCTGCTTGTAATGCGAAAGCTACACGCCATGGTATACCTACTAGATCTTTTGGCTTCAAGCCATCGGGAACAATCTTGCTGTGTGCGTGTTCTAAGTGATGGTAGTCTTTGTTCAAGTTCCCTGGAGGTCCCTTACCACTACCACTGTAGCTGTCCCCTAGATTTAGCCAGACAGTGCCGTCATCCCTAAGCACACGCTTGACCTCTCTGAATACTGACACAAGATTCTCTGCAAATTCTTCGGGTGTATCTTCTAGTCCAAGCTGTTCGTCTTTACGTATCGCTCCGCATTGAGGACACGATGACTTGTATATGGCGTCGCCTACCACACTGCCCTGGTCATACATGGATCGATGGCCAGTGCTAGTGTCTTTGCTGATCTTTGTCAGCCTCATGTGTGGACAGTCAGGATCTCCACCTTCCCACGTGCCTGTGCCGTAGTCTCGCAAGCCCCAGTAAGGTGGGCTAGTGACACACGTGTTGATGCTCTGGCTTTCCAGTGTTCGTAGGGACTTC